GACCAGATGGTTGTAATAAATATGGTTTTAAGTTTGGCTCAATTTCTTCTGGCATTTCAATAATAGCACCAGCACCAGCACTTGCATTTACACTTGGAGTTTTAACTAATGATGGGTGGTTAGATAATCTGATTAGTTGTTCCATTTCAGAGTATTCATTGTAAATAGCTTTTTGTAGATCAGCAATATCTGTTAAGTCCGATAGACCAATTCCTCTTTTGTGAGATTTAGAATTGTATAAAATAACTGCTGGTATTTTGCCTAACGGGTTTTCGGCAGTATCTATGATTCTTGGATTGTCTCCAAATCTTTCAACATATACTATCTCTATCTTTTCAGGTGTCCAAATTTTAAAATAAGTTCCACCCATTTTATCTACTTCTTCTCTAATTTTTAAATAGTCCAAAGCATATTTTCCGTTAGTTTGTCTTGTGTAATTCCAATCAAATACATTTTCAGGGGTTACGATTGATAAGTATGGTCTTATATCTTGTTCTAATTCTTCTGCTCTAGTTCTAGTTTGAATTGGTGGCTTATCTAAAATTAAAAATACATGACCATAAATTGATGAATAGTTTTGAGCCTGTTTCATTACAGTATTAAAATTGTTTCCGTCTAAATCTGCGTCTTTTAAGAATCGTTCTAAAGTAGGTTCATTTTCTAGTTCGCCAAAATCTCTACTAGCTTTTACTCTGAATAAGTATGATGAATAAATCTCTACAATGTTTTTACAATGGTTATCTAATGGAGTGTTGTTAAGTCTTTGATGAAATTCGTTATCTAGTTCTAAATTATATCTGTTTAAATATTGACCTACTTGGTAATCATGTCCACCATTAAAAGAACGGATATAGAACTCCCAATGAGCATAGTTTTGTTCGTAATCTTTATGAGTGTCTAAAATTTCGTCTCGTGAATATGCCATATTATTTCATTGTCCATCTTATAGGGTTAGAACTTGGCATTTGAGTGACTAATGGTTTTATGTAATCAATCATATAACCCAAAGCATCATTCATATGGTCAAATCCGTCTTCCTTATTCGGAATATTAGTATCTTCCTTATAAGTTTGCCTAGTAAGTCCTTTTATAACAATTTTACACGAATTGGAAACAAAAATATATCTTTTGCCATTAGAGTCTTTTAATTTTGAGTTCACAGCATTGATACGATCTCTTACTGCTGGGTGTCTATGCTTAACCTTAACTTCAAATCCAGCATTTTGTAAAATAGATAAATCAGTTCTTCCACCAGCAGATGTTTTTCTTTGTCTTGAAGCTGGGTCAGGATAAATAAATATTTTCATACGACTACCATATCTATCTTTTAGTTCTTGGCACATTTCATCAGTATTTGACCCATAAATTACTACTTCATCAACAATATAAATCTTTTCTTTTTCAATTTGAGCAACACAAGCTGACATAGGCGAGACATTGAAGTCCATTCCAATATGTAATGGTTTAGTCCAATCTATTTGTCTTTGAACAACAGATTCTACAGGGTGGAAATTGTAATAAATACTTCCAGCATAGTTTTCAAATGTACCCTCAAATTCTTGTCTAAATGTTCTTTGGTCTAAGTCTTGCTTAGCTTGTTCAACTTCGCTTTTAGCGACCATACCACCATCAATAGTCGTAAATTGAAATGACTCCCATTCTTTGTCTTGTTTGCCTTTAAGATACATTTCATAAGACCAGTTACCATATCCTTTAGGAGTTCCACACATAAGAACATGACCTAATCTATCTGCAATAGATGCTCTCAAGACTTCAAACCATGTTCGCTTATCAATATCTGCAAATTCGTCTAATATTAAAAAATCTAATCCTGTACCTCTAAGTGAATCATAATTATCAGCACCTTTAAGTGAAATTGTACTATTGGATTGTCTAATGGTTATTGTCATAGTGGTTTCGTTAATATCTTCTATCCAATTAAACATATTCAACATTTCTTTAAGTGCTGACCAACAGATGTCTTTAGCCATTTTAAAAGTTGGTGCTACATACCAAATTCTTTGATTAGGTTTTGAGGCATACTTCATCATCTCAGTAACAGCTAGATAAGTCTTACCAAATCTACGACCTGAAATAAGAACTCTGAATCTTGCTTGTGATGAACTAACTTTAAGTTGGGGTTTTGTTAGAGTGATTTTCATTACAAAAATAATTCATATATAATTTTCGTTCTTCTATTGTATCTTTCATATCAACTGAAAAAGATTGTATTAATTTTCCACCAGCACCTACACATTCTGACCATGAATCAAATTTAGTAGGGAGTGTCATTGTATTGTTGCAGTAACCAGTAATTGCTGAACAAATGGTAAATGCAAGTATAAATTTCATTTATTCTTTCGTTTAGATTTTTTTCCTGTAGCCCACCAGATAATTTTATAACAAATCCTAACTAAATAGATATAAAATAAATCATACATTGTTATACTCATAAATTACTTATTATTAATTATTCTCTTAATTGTTTTACTTCCATCAATATTTGTTTCTAATTCAGCTTCTACTTCGCCACACATAAATTGTTTATTATCCATATTTATATTTCTTGTGGCTTCTCTTTTCATCTTTAGACAAGTTGATAAATTATCTTGTATTCTATGCTCAACTAACTCTCCATTTATAAACAAGCATAATACAAATACAATAGCTGTCATTAGTGATTACCATTTAGTTTTCCAATATTGGCTCTAACACTATCTTTTAATTTCTCTACATCAATTCTAAGTCTTTCAACATCTTGCTGTAGTCTTTCGATATTAACTTTATTGGTCATATTCTGTTCTTGGTTTTGTTCTAGCTTTTCTACTTGTTCAGCAACGTGTTCTAATAACATAAATTGTTCTTGGTCGATTGGCTTTTGTACTGAAGCCTCTAATAAATCTTGTTCAAATAATTGGTTTTTAGTTTCTAATTGATTAAGTCTTTCAATAACACCAAATGAAAACCATGCACCAATAACAATCGCAGTAATTAATCCTAAAAGATTTCTTAGTGGTAATCCGATATTTGTATTCTCGTTAATTTTCATTCTGCTACACGACCCTTATTTATACCCTTTTTAATTACATATTTTTGAGTACCATTAGCACCTGTTTCAACTTCTTTTTTTAAAGTCTTAAATAAATTCATTTCTTTCAGTTTCTTTACTGCGTTTTTACTGTATTGCTCTAATGTTTTAGTATCTCTCATTTTTTTTTCTTTTTAGTAGGTTTAACAAATTGCTTATCTACCCAATTAAACCATGAGTCTATCCAGCCAAAGAATGTATATAGCCATCTATCAATCATACCTTAAACCCTTTTTTCCATGATTGAACAGCCCAATATGCTGGAGATAAATTCTTCTGACCTTTTACTTTTGCAAGAATAGGTTTAAATCTCGCCATGAATGACCTCTGCCTTGCTGGAATATTTTTCTTGATGCTCATACCTTTAGCACCAAATCTAACTACTTGTACTCTACCAGATTTTTTATTCTTAACATAAACACCAAACTTTTTAGACGCACTCGGAGTTCTAAAAGGTTTATTAAGTGTTACAGTTCTTCCTTTGTATTTAGCCATAATAGGCTTTTATCACAAAAAAGAATTAAATTGTATAAATTATTGAGACTCGATAATTTTTCTAAGTTCTTTAACAGCATCTTCAAGTTTCTTTTGTTTTCTTAAAGCTATATCTCGTTGGATTTTAACTTGTTCTAACTCAGCTTTCATTTGATCTTTTTGCTGTCTTAGTTTTAAAAATGTGTTCTCTCCGATTACTTCACTCATATTATTTTCCTTGTCCTTTGTATCTAGTTTGTTTGCGTTGTCGTTTTTCATGTTTGTTTAGTCTTTTTTTGTGTTTTCCAGCACCTCGTTTTGGTGGTTTATCTCTTGGTATGAAGTGCGTGAATTTTTGTTTAGCCATCTACTTCTTCTGCTTGTGCCTGTATTATAAGTGGTAAAGGCTCATTAATATTTTCATTAACAGTTCTATCTTTCATTCCTAAATAGTTTTTACTCAACCAAACTTGCATAGCTGTATTATCTTTCTTTATAGCCTTATCCCACATTTTCTTTCTAAGACTTGCTTTACCTTTTTCTCGGTATTGGTCTACTATTTCGGCATAATTTCTTTTTAAAGTTCTAGCAGATATATTTAATACACTTGCTATCTCATAATCAGGACATCCAATAGATGCTAGGTTTTTCAATATTTCTAAATCAATAGTTATTTTAGGTCTACCTAATGCTTTAGATGATTGTTTATTTATTTCTGCCTTATTTTTGTCCATTTTCTAATTCTGCCTTTTTACCAGTAAATTGTTCCCATCTTTTGACTATAACATCACAATATTTAGGGTCTAGTTCCATAATTCTAGCTTTACGATTTAATTTTTCACAAGCTATAAGAGTACTACCTGATCCACCAAATAAGTCTAATATGATATTATCAGCTCTACTACTATTTATAATAGCTCTGCTTGATAATTCTACAGGTTTTTGCGTTGGATGTTGATATTTACTATCTTTTTTAATTTTCCATAAATCAGATTCATTTTTAATACTTGCATCTATAAAACCATCAAAAAGTATAAACTCATGTTGATGTCTATATCCTTTACCTAAACCAAAAACATTTTTAGCCCATACAATACATGCTTTGGGTTTAAGTTTTTTTTGTAAAATACCATAAAATGCCCAATTACAACAAATGTAATAAGTATTAATATTTAAAAGTTTTAAATTACCAAGTATTGTGTCAATAAAATTATTAAATTCTGATTCCTCTAAATTATCATTTTTAATTACATCAAATTTTCCACTTCTACCATTAAATGCTACATTATAAGGTGGATCGGTAAATATCATATCTGGTTTTTGTTTTTCTATTAATTTATCAATATTATCGAGCATTGTACTATCTCCACACATAAGCCTATGATTACCAAGTTTCCAAATATCTCCTAATTTAGTTATAGGTTCTTCGGGTGCTTCAGGTACTTCATCTTCATCAGTTAAACCCTCTTGTTCCTCAAATAAAAAATCATTTAATTGGTCTTCATCAAATCCTGTTAAATCTAAATTAAAATCAGCTAATTCAAGTTCTTTTATTTCGGTTTTTAATAAATCAATATCCCATTCAGCTTCTTCATTTGTTCTATTATCAGCTATTCTATAAGCATTAATTTGTTCTTGGGTTAGATTGTCAGCAACAGTTATAGGTACTTCTTTTAACCCTAATTTTTTAGATGCTCGGTATCTAGTATGTCCAACAACAATAATTCTATTAGCATCAACTACGATAGGTTGTCTAAATCCAAATTCTTTAATAGATTTAGCAACTTTATCAATCGCACTATCTTTTAATTTTCTTGGATTGTTTATATATGGTTGAATACTCTCAATATTCACTATTTCTATTTTCATTTCTTATCCTTTTAACAGTTTAGTTAATAATTTCCATAATTTAGGGTTTTGTTTAAATATCTTGGTATAGCCATCTCCGATCTTGATAGCCATTTGTTCTTCACTCATATTCTTAAATTTTATTTTACTATAGTATGCAATAACATGAAATATCTCGTGAATAATTGTGTTAAATAGTCTTTTACCTTTTATTCGGCTATCCAATACGATTAATTTTTGATTAGTTTCAAAATAACCATCTAAACCTTTAAGTGGCTCATAGATAACTTTAATCTTATTTCTGCCAAATAAAATATGTTCAAATTGTGGTTTTTTTAAAGCCATTTAGTGTTTATTGTAATTATCAGATTCTATTATAGCACGATAATATTCTAATTGTGTTTTTAATACTTGGTTTTCAATACTAAGTGCTATTATGCGTTTTCTAGCATATTTAAAGATTCGCAATATAGACTTCATTTTTTAAAACGATATTTTTTAACAGCTTTTTGAACAGATTTATTTACATTGATTTTTTTCGGTCTTTTTTTACCAATAATTTTCTTGGTATATAATTCCGAGATCATAGCAGATGTAGTTATCATATATTTTCTAAAAGAGGTTTAGTATCGTCAAATGAGTGTTTATAATAAACTTTGCCATTTTTCAATATCTTCTTGTAATTACCATAACTATCTCCTGTATAGATAATATCTTCCTTGCTAGACTTTTTGATAATACTATTTGTTTCTTGTGTATTGTTATAATTAATTAGTACTTCTTGCGATAACTGGGCTGTAACTGGTTGCTCTGAATCTACATACTGGTATTTGTCATAATTAACAAGGCAAATTAGAGTTACTTTTCTATTTTTGTGGTTGCCACAATGATTCAACTGGGCTGTTCTAGTGGTTATCATTCCTCTACGCACAAGCCTTAGTATGAATGATCTCATTTCGGAATATGTCATACCAAATCTTTTAGCAGTTACCCTTAAAGGCATAATCATTTCGCCTCTACGAACAAATATATCATTATCTAAAAATCTTAATGTTCTTTCTTTGTGTGATGCTGATGATATAAAATAAATCCAACAACTTGCTTGTAATAAGTTTTTAAATACTGGGTTTCTCCAAATATCTCTATAAACTAAAAAATATCCTGATCGTTTAGCCATTTCTACTCTCCTTTTCTATCATTTGTATTAATTGTTTTTTTGAATATCTATTTAAAAGTGTTCTAATTATGTTTATTGTCTTTTTTTGTTTCTCATAGGCTCTTGCTCTATTTCTTGAAACTACTTCAAAGTGTTCTTCTCTCATTTCTGCCATTTTTATTTCTCCTCTTTTGCGTAAAAGTTAAAAAGATTATTAGACTCATCTAATTGCTTAATCTCATTTAATGTTCTGTGTAATAGTTCTGCCTCAGTTCCATACATAGCCTCAAATTGTCTTTTGGTATTATGAATACTAAAACTGCCTACATGGTGGTCAGGACATAATGGAATTGTTTCATAATGCGAACTGCGTTTTCCAAATCCAATGTTTCCTTTACCATCTCCACGATTTCTTATGTGATGACAAATTGCTGGTTGCTGACAAATTAAACAGCCTAAAGAAGCTACCTTAGATAAGTGTTCTTGCTCTAATTTACTTGCTAATCTTTTTTTGCCCATACGATTGCATCTTTTCCATATTTAGTTTTTCTTTTTAAACCAGAGTCTATTACTAAATTTAAAATTTGTAATTCTCTCACTCTAGCACAAACCGAACTTAAAGGCATTTCTAATTCATCAGCTATTTGATAATTAGTTAATGGATTAAGTTTAATTAAATCATAAACCTGTTCTCTTTTAGTTTTGATTTTTGGTTTAATTGAGGATAGTGCTTTTTTAGATGTTGATGTGTAATTACAAGACTCGTAATCAGTTTCAAATATATCTAATTGTTTCATATTCTCTCCAATTCAAGATTTGTAATTTTTATATTTTCATCTCCATTTTTACTAACAAAAATATAATCATTGATTTTTTTTTTAGCTTCATTTTCATCTAAAGCTAAAATAAGTTTTTCTTTAAAGGATTTAGGAAACCAAGTAGGACTCCAACTCGGTACATCTATTTCTTCATACCATGTGTATCTATATTTTATCATTTTTATTTCTCCCTTTTAAGTGCTGGGTCAGGAGAGAATCTGACCCAACACGATTAGTATTATGATATGAAAATAAATACTTCGTTCTTTGCAGAACAACTCTCTCTAACATTTTTTTATTTATAATCATATCTTTAATTGATTCGTTTTTTATAACTGATTTGTTTTTAAATC